CATCGACGCCCACTTTATTTAACAGTGGAACCTGTCGTTCTCAGTTGTCATCCTGCTACCTGAGCACAGTTCACGACTCGATTGACGGCATTTTTGGAACCATTCACGGCCAAGCCAGATTGTCTAAATATGCTGGAGGTCTTGGGGTGGACTGGACTCCGGTTAGATCTTCCGGCTCTTATATTCAAGGAACCAACGGCAAATCTTCAGGATTAGTTCCTTGGTTGAAAATCTTCAATGATACCCTCGTTGGGGTTAATCAGGGAGGAAAGAGAAAGGGAGCTGGTTGTGCATACCTTGAGGTTTGGCACTTAGATGTCGAGGACTTCCTTGAGCTTCGTAAAAACACAGGTGACGACCGACGAAGATGTCACGACATGAATACTGCACTGTGGATTTGTGATGAGTTCATTAAGTGTGCTAAGTCAGACAAGGATTGGTATCTCTTCGACCCGGCAGAATGTCCAGAGTTACATGATGCTTTCGGTGCTGAATTCTCTAGAAAATATCGCAAGCGCGTTAAGATGGCTAATGAAGGAGAGATTAAATCCTTTCAGGCGGTCAGTGCAAAAGATCTGTGGAAGAAGATGCTACGTTCGCTGCATGAGACTGGACATCCTTGGATTACCTTTAAAGACCCTTCTAATGTTAGATACTCAAATAAACATGAAGGAGTAGTACACTCATCAAACCTATGTACAGAAATCCTACTACATACTAAGCCAACAATCTATAATGAAGGAGAAGTTGTAGAAAGAGGAGAGACGGCTGTATGTAATTTGGCAAGTATCAATTTAGAAAACCATCTTAAAATAAGAACTATAGACTGGAAGAAGCTACAGGAAACTGTTGAGACTGCGATTCGTGGGCTCGACAATGTTATCGACCTTAACTTCTACCCGACAGAAGAAGCAGGAAACTCTAACCTGAGAAATAGACCCGTTGGCCTTGGCGTTATGGGTACTCACGGAGTCCTACATTCTTTGGGAATTCCTTATAATTCTGTGGAAGCAGTCGATTTGTGTGGTAAAATACAAGAGTTCATCTCTTATTACGCTATTTTAACTTCATCTAAATTAGCAAAAGAAAAAGGATGTTACCCTTCTTATGAAGGTTCCGAGTGGTCTAGCGGCAAACTGCCAATAGACACTTATTGCGAAATGATGGAACAGAGAAACGGAAAAGAGCATAAACCCTCTGACTACGAGACCCTAGACTGGGCTAAAGTCAGAGAACATGTCGCCGAGTATGGAATGAGAAATTCCAACACTATGGCGATTGCTCCTACGGCTACAATCTCGTATATACAAGGTTGTACACAGTCGATTGAGCCAGACTACTCAATGCTTTATGTTTACTCTACTTTGAGTGGAGAATTCACTATGGTAAACGAACACTTCGTTGCCATGGCAAAGAGAAAGGGTATCTGGTGTCAGGAGCTAGTAGACGCATTGAAGGCAGCCGATGGCGACGTAATGTCGATTGACCTTGATGAAGAAATTCAGACAGAGTTCAAAGGAGCCTTTGATGTGGATCACGAAAAGCTGATAGATGCAGCAGCAAAGAGACAAATGTGGATTGACATGGGACAGTCTCTTAACCTGTATAATAAAGCCTCAAGCCTCAAGTTCTTAAACGATATGTATATGTACGCTTGGGACAGCGGGCTAAAAACAACTTACTACTTAAGAAGCAAGGCGGCGACAAGAGTAGAGAAGTCAACAGTTGTAACAAAAACAGAGCAAGTTATAGAGGGAGACGAGCTTCCTAAAGCATGTTCGATAGATGACCCAGATTGTGAGAGCTGCCAGTGAGATTCTTGGAGTTCAAGCAGTCGGAGACTTCACCTGTAAAGTACAGGCTAGAGCTTAGCCCTGAAGAAGCAGAAGCCGTCAAGGACTTGTTACAAAACATAATTGAAAGATTGAATAGAGATGAAGAAGAGTAAACAAATAATTTCAGACAAGGTAGCTGTAGTTAATCAAATTTTACCACATGTAAATAAGTGGGCATGGGACTTATTTATAGACGGTGCTGCCAATAACTGGATGCCAACAGAAATCTCCATGTCAAAAGATATAGAACAATGGAAAGGTAACAGCCTGTCCACAGACGAAAAGCTCGTTGTAAAACGTTGCTTAGGATTCTTTGCAGGAAGCGAGTCACTGGTCGCCAACAACCTCTTGCTTTCTGTATTTAAGTTTGTGACTGATCCCGAATGTAGACAATACATTTTGAGACAGGCTTATGAGGAGAGCCTACATAACCTAACGGTTGTATATGTATGTGACTCCTTAAACTTGGATATTGATGAAGTCTATAAGGCCTATAATACTATTCCTAGCATCAAAGCTAAGGATGAATTTTTGATGAATATCACGTCAGATATTAATAGGACAGATTTTAATATCAATACCCTAGAGGGCAAGAGGGAGTTCCTTCGTAATATTATTACATATTATATTATCTGCGAGGGAATCTTCTTCTTCTCTGGTTTTGCAATGTTACTTTCATTTAACAGACAGAACAAACTGCCGGGAACTGGCGAACAGATTCAGTACACACTAAGAGACGAAAGCCTGCATATTAAGTTTGGTACGGCTCTTATCAATCGTATCATCGAAGATAATCCAAAGGTTTGGACTAAGGCGTTCCAAGAAGAGACCATGAGCCACATCGACACCGCAATGGAGCTTGAGCTGGCTTACGCTCGTGACGTACTGCCTAGTGGTATCTTAGGGCTGAACTCAGACATGTTTATCGACTATGTTCAGTTTATTGCAAATAGAAGGCTAGAGAATCTTAACCTTCCAAGCCCTTATGAGGATGCAAAGAACCCATTCCCTTGGATGAGTGAGATTATAGATTTAGAGAAGTGTAAGAACTTTTTTGAAACAAGAGTAACAGAATATTCAGTTGGAAATATTGAGGACGACTTCTAATGCCAACCTATGATTTTGAATGTACCAAGTGCGGTAAAGTGCACGAAATATTTAGAAGGTTTGGCGAAGGCTTACCGACTAAGGTATCGCAACTAGACGAGCCATGCTGCCATGGTAATACTAAAGTCTTTCAAAACTATCATGTGCCTGACGTTTCTGTTAGGTCTGCTGACTCTGAGGTTACTAACTTGGGCCAGTTAGCAGAGCGCAATGCTAAGAAGATGGGCTCTAAGGTGTCTGAGATGACCGAGCAGTATAAAACCAAGAAGGCCAATACGCTTAAGCTCAAAGAAGGCATGTCTATTGATCGAAAAGGCTCTGTATCTAAAACAGATATGAACCGTATCAACAAGATCAACAAGATGTCAGATAGTCAAAAGAAGAAGTTTATTCAAGGAGGCGACGGTGGCTAACTTTAGCACTAGAAAAATACCACATCAGGCTGTTATTACCTTGACTGGGATTGTCTACGAGCAATTACAAGATGGGTCAATCAATCCTGTACCAAAGCACATTGAAGAGAAGATACTTACCAATGTCGGCACAACAGAAAAAGAGTGCGCTGATGAAATGAATAGAAGGATGGGTGAAATAATAAGGCAATGGACGATCAACAAGAATACGCAAGACGCATAAGAGAAGAAGGCGAGATGCTTGACGGCGGAAAGCACATTCTCACATGCTCCAACTGCAACAAAGACCTAGTAGAAGTCTGGATCACAAAGAAAGACTTAGATGTTAGATTCAAGCTGCGTGCCAAGTGTGCATATTGCGACGACGGCTCCTATGACGTAGAAGTATCAGGCGGTTTCCATATTGGAATCACTGATGATTGTATCATCGGAGAGTATATATCCCAAGAGATGGATGAACGAGAAGCTGCTAGACTTACTGACTCATATATTATTACTACAGTGAGAAGAAAATGAATAAAAGAGACGACCACATCTTTGTAATGAACAAGGATAAAGCCAAGGACAAGAAGCCACATGACGCTTCGGGGCAACTTCTAAAAGAAACAGGATTCACTTCTGGTAAAGACTCTGAGAATGAGACCGGAGCAAGACAAATCGCTATCAGTAGTGCAAAGTGTTATGCAAAGTGGGTCAAGCTGGATGCAGAGGAAGGCATCACAGACAAATACTATGTGAAGTATGGAAGCAAAGGTTTTATGTATGATCCTTGGGGGCTGTACAGCGAAGGTACAGAAACCAAAAAGTCATACGGAGATACGCCAGACAGTGCTTTTAGGAGAGTAAATAAGAAGTCCTTCTTCTATTACATGGATTATCTTAAGAGCAGAAATAAGGCGTGGTTAAATAATGCAGAAAGAGAGGCGATCAATGGCTACTAAGCTAAACAAAACAGAAGAATTCTATATAGAAAACAATACAGAACTAAGTGCAGAAGAACTTGCTGAGGCAATGCGCACGCACGTTACAGCAGAAGACGTACAAAAGTACAGAGACACTCTCCCTGAACAAGAAGAGGCTGTTCCTACTGCTGGGGATGCTATGGCTAGAGATACCGAGAAGGGTGTTGCCATTATGACGCAGACTGCCGCTGAGCTTTCAGATGTAGCAGAGAAGGGAAATGAAGAGCTGTTTGAAGAACTAAATAAGAATAGGATTCACCGCATCAAATGATTTGTACTGAGTGTGATGAATTTTTAGATGAAAAGACAATATGGATAGCCCGACTGTCTGATGGCACTGTTGTTTATCAAGACGATAACCGAGAGGGCGTCGAGCACCATAGTGCTTGGATTAGACTTATGAGTCACTGTGATGATAATGACCTTGGCATTGAAGAGATCAAGGTCAGGTTCAGAGACCATACTGAGTTCGTACCAAAGGGCGATAGATATCACTTCTCCAAGGCTGTTGGATCTTTTGTTGGTCATGGCGACGAGCACTTCCTTATCTTCGGTGTTGTCAATGACAAGAAGATGGACAGGTTATGGTATAAAATTCCAGAAGTTATTGTAACTGAGACGGAAACCGTCGAAGAAGAAGATTTACAAAAATATGAAAGTTTAATGATTAAGGGGTCATAAGATGGCTAACGTAGAACAAATTCAAGGGCAGATTGATGCAGGTATTGCTTCATATATGCCAGTTATCCAAAGATTACAAGACAGATTTCTTGAAGAGAACGGGAAGTATTGGCAGGGATTATTTACGCATAGTTCTGCACCTTCCGATGAGTCTACAGCCGCGCCCGATTCTCTCTCACTAACACCTACGGACGAAGAGGTTAGCTGGTCTGATATTGCTGGTGCATCCATCCCTAGCGAGATGCTTAGTAGAATCAAGATTGACACCTACAACTCACCATCCGGCCAAGGATTTGTTATAGTAGCAGAAAAAGAGATCAATGGTAAAATCTACCGAAGGCACTACAATTCCGGCCCAGTCAGCGGACGCGACGTAAGTTGGCACGAAATTTCTGAGGATTTGTTCGAATAGTCCGGCCAGCATGTTATAATACATGTATGGGTAAGAAAAGAACAAACAGAAGCACATTCAAATCTATCTATAGCGATGGATTTGTAACACCAGCACAGTACCTCACCGAGGCTCTGTGCTTTTTAGTCGCACGCCAGCAGGGTAAGGATCTGGCCGACAAATTCTGGGAAGACAAAGAATGGGCAAAATTCTTTAGGCGGCAAGTTACTCTTGCAAATAAACTTCTAGCAGAGTACGACATAAAAGCCATCTTATCAGCTCTCAAAGATAAGAGAATAAAATACAAGATCAGGTCTCTTGGCGCTAGGTTCATGCTTGAGCCAGTTGTAAAAGAGTATCAGAAGAAGCTAAACTTGGAGAAGAATCGGGAGATCCAGATAACTCCAAAGTCTGATACAACTAAAAAACCAAGAAAGCCTATGGGTAAGAAGTCAATCATATCAATACTTGAGGATTTAGAATGAGTGTAGTAGAAGACATTATCAAGAAGTTCGGAACTGGAGTGGTTCTGTCTGGTAACATGGTCATTGAAGACAAGAAGGATGTTATTCCTTGGTCTCCGGCATTAGACATCATCCTCGGAGGAGGCGTGCCAGAAGGCAGTTGGGTAACGCTAACAGGAGAACCTAAGTGCGGAAAGACTACAAGCGCATTGCACTTCGCAGCTAAAGCTCAGCAGCACTCCAAGAGGAATGTATACTACCTGAATATCGAAGGGCGACTCAAGCCTAGAGACCTAGAGGGAATCACCGGCCTAGACTTAGATCACGTTAAGGTTATTAGCTCATACTTCGATGAGGGAGAAGGTAAGGGTAGGATTTTAACAGCAGAAGAGTACCTTACAATCGGCGAGAACTTTATTAAGAATGATCCCGGATGTATCGTAATTATTGACTCAGTATCTCAGCTAGTAACAGAGAAAGAACTAACTGGAGAAGTTGGAGATCAACACAGAGCTCCCGGAGCTAAGCTGGTTGCTAACTTCTGTAAAAGAGTAGCTAACGTTCTTCCAGTAAATAAAAGTATTGTACTTGCTATCACTCATCAGATTTCTAATATTAGTGGATATGGTAAAGCAAAAGTAGAGAGTGGTGGTAGGAAAATCGCATACGCAGTAGACATTAAGTTAGAAGCCAAACGAGTCCAGCCTTGGCACGCAGGTAGCGCAGATGATGCCCCTGTAGGCCAGATTGTAACTTGGCTTACCCATTCAACTGCAATCGTAGCGCCCGGTCAAAAGATTGACTCCCTAATTAGGTATGGTGCCGGTATCGACGAGATCACCGAGATCATCCAACTAGGCGTTGACACTGGGTTTATTACGAAGGCTGGCTCGTGGCTTACTTGCTCCTTTATGGAGAGTCACCTTGATGTTTTAGGTGTCGAAGAATGGGATACTGCCGCACAAAAGATGTGTAAAGTGCAGGGTCAAGAGAAATTAAGGAATTTACTACTTGACAATCCAAAATGGTTTGCTATACTAGATGAAGAGATTAAGAGTCTGTTTGGTGGATAATGAGAGTAGTAGGCCTAAACGGGAGAAGCTACCCATTCCCTCCGACTGGCTATATGCCAACAGACGATGACAAGAGGAAGCGTTCTTCTTTGCATATAAGGGCAAGGGAGATACTAAGGAGACTTTATCCAATGGATAGGGTTCTGGAAGAAGTCCCGTTGCCGGGAAGTAACAAGCTCACAGCAGACTTCTACCTTCCAGACAGAAAGATCTTAGTCGAGTGTCATGGCAGACAGCACTATGAATTTGTTAAACATTTTCACGGAACTAAGCTAAGATTCATTAAAGCTAGGGCTAATGATAGCCGAAAAGTAGAATGGTGCGAGATCAACGATATAAAGTACATAGAACTACCTTACAACGAGGATGATGATGAGTGGGAAAGAAGAATTAAATGCAGTTGAGAAAAGAGTAGAAGAAGTCGAGTCATTGATTTCTGAATACCAAGTCTCTCTAGGTTTGCCGACTTCATTCACGAACAGTGATCTTGGTCAGTACCTAAATCTCAGAATAGAACAGATAAGAAAGATGAGTCCAGAGCAATGTGCTGAAGCGTCATTTGCGCTGGCTCAACAAGCGCTGTACGTGCAGCAGGAGATTAACAAGCACAACCAGAGAATAAACTGGGCCAAGACCAACATTAATGTTATTGTGACTGGGACTGTCGATCAGTATGGCGGAAAGTTTACGCCTTTTGAAAGTCGAAAAGTTCTGGCGATTAAAGACAACGATTATGCTTCAAAGTTACAGGAGTTAGTGGTGAAGGCTCAACAGATGGTTGACACACTCGCCTATATCCCTGCAAAAATTAAGTTTGTAGCTGACATGTTGTCTGAGTATAAAAGAACTAAGGAGTTAAGTAATGTCTAGTATTCCAGAATTATTAAAGAAGGGCTTTGATAGCAATGATTGGGAGTATGTGTCCCAAGCTCATCAAATGCTAACAGGACAATCTCTTGTGGCTGAAGAAGTAGATGTTAAAGAGGATGTCGGATTTGCTGAAGAAGTCAGGACTAACGATTCAGAGTCCTACATCTCAGCAGTGTACGATGGCGATCACCCAGACTTTCAGTCAGACGAGAGCAGCCAAAGAGCCAAGAAGGAGCCTATCAACTCAAAGAAGAGAAAGAATCTTTGGGTAGATGACGGAACGATTGCGGCAGACGAAAAAGTCAGCGAGAACCCTAATCTAGGCGTTAAGTCGCCTGTCAAGAGGACGAGGCCAAAGGCGAAGAAGAAGAGTAGCACAAAAAGTAGTGGTGATGTTAGACTAGACCAAAGCGAAAAACTGAGAGACATAAATGACTAAACTTTCCGATTTACTTGCAGAGAGAAATGTTCTAGCTGGAGTGTTCAAATATGGACAAGACGGCTATCTTGAAGTTGCAGATATTGTAACAGAACTGACATTCTCAGACCCATCAAACCAAGCGTTGTTCAAATGCTTTAAGCACTTAATCGAAGAGAAGGAGCTTAGCGTAGTTGACGAGGCATCTGTTATATCAGGATGCAATGAGCTTGGCATTTCTTGGATAGTTGAGAATAGAACCGAGAGAGAGCATGCAAAGGCCATCTTCAACACCTCAATCAACCTTGAGAGTATTAGAACTTGGGCGGCAAAAGTAAGAAAACTTGAAATTGCCAATTTGCTAAAGGAACAGCTTGAAGCTGCAAGTGAAGAAATCGGAGAAGTTCGTGGTGATGAGTCTATTGGTGAGATTCTTGGTATAGCTGAGAAAAGGATTTTTGACTTGACGACACTATTGTGTCAGGATAATCAGAATGACCCTCAGCAGATATCAGATGGTATTGACGATTACTTAGACAATCTAGAGAACAATCCAAGAGAGACGGTTGGTATTTCTAGCGGCTATTCACTTTATGATTTTTCAATCGGTGGAGGCTTCCGTAGAAAGACTGTCAATCTAATTGGCGCTAGAACAGGTGTCGGTAAGAGTATGTTGGCTGATAATATTGGGGTTCATGTAGCTGAGAAGCTAGGCATCCCAGTTCTGTATCTCGATACTGAAATGCCGACAGAAGACCACTGGAATAGAATCCTTGCCAGTAAGACTCGTGTCACGATTAATGACATTGAGACTGGAAGGTACTCCAGAAACTCGATGAGCACACAAAAAATACGTGAGGCCGCAGAAACTCTTAAACAAATTCCTCATCACTATCTTAACGTATCTGGTAAACCGTTTGAAGAAACATTATCTATCATGAGACGTTGGGTAAATAAAGTAGTTGGTGTTGATGAAAATGGTAACACTAATGATTGTTTAGTGATATATGACTATCTGAAGATGCTATCATCAAAAGGCATCTCTGGCTCCATGCAAGAATACCAGATTCTAGGTTTTATGATGACCTCGTTGCACAACTTCGCTGTTCGTCACGACCTACCTGTGCTCTCATTCATTCAATTAAACAGGGATGGAATCGACAGGGAATCCACAGACGTGGTGTCTGGCTCTGACCGTATTGTCTGGCTGACATCAAACCTGTCTATCTTTAAGCCAAAGACGGATGAGGAGATTGCAGAAGATGGCGGCGAAGAGAATGGAAACAGAAAGCTAGTACCGCTGAAGTGTCGTCATGGTGGAGGCTTAGCTCCGG